GGCGCGGTGCCGCTCCAGTCGTACTTGACTGAGTAGCTGCCGATTCGTGTGGCTGTCGGGGTTAGTGGCATGGTTAGGCTTGGTCCGTGAGGATGGTGGCGAGGTCGGTATAGAAGACGGGCGAGACGATGCGAACGAAAACATTTGAACTTAGAGTTATGAATGGATTGGACGCAGGAACTGCTGTGTCGATAGATATTGGTATAGATAGAGGTGCGCCAGTAGAATAGGTGTTTGTCCAACTATGAACTACGTTATAAATACTGCCACCGCCAGACGCATTCTGAGCTAAAGATCCAGTTATATCTCCTGCTGTCCAATCAATATCAATATCCGATCCATTACCAACCTGAATCCGATACTCACCACCAATAATAGTGCCGCTATAATTTGTCAGATCAACAACAGTAAAAACGTTGTCATATATACTCGCGAGGCCTCCAAAATTTTCCCAATAAGCCTCATTTACAGTGCTTGATGGAGTTGGCGTATCAGATACAGCAGCGGCCCATGCTATGCCCTTTGTTGCACCAGTTCCTTCGCGCTTCATAGACGTTCCACTGAGAGTTCCAGAGAAAGCAAGACGTCCAAATTTGAGCAAGTCCAACGCGTCTTGCATCGCCTGCCAGAATCGCGCCTCTTGTGTCCTTATCGGATCTGCATCAAGGTCTGTACCGATGGCGGTTTCGAGTGTTGCCTTTGTCCACTGAGTGGATCCACCTGTAGTAGTTGTAAATTTTCCGCTGTTCGACATAGCAATAATTGCATCGCGTATTTTCTTGAGGTTCAGGAATGCGCGTTGGCTGGGAGGAAATGCCTCTATTTCGGCAATGTCGCTTGATGCCAAGTCAGATCCCAGTGTCCCGTCTGTTTTGTAGAACTGCGTCTTAGTTATGTTTACCGCACCTTGCCGCTCATTCACTCCGCGCATCAGTTCAAACATGGCAGTGCGTGCATTGCTGGGTTGTCCGCCCATCTTGGTGCCTGCGTATGTAGAAACAGTCCAGCCCATCGTTTACTCGAAGTAGTTGATCGCGTCCCATCCATCATTGAATGCGTTTCGCACACAAACCATACCAACCTGCGCGCCTGTGGTAACTCTGCCAAGTGATGTCTGTGATATACCGGTATTTGGCAATTCAGCTTTGCTCTCCGCGGAATACCAGCCCAGCCCGCCACCGCCTATTCCACCGCCGCCACCCTTCACACCATCAGCCAACGACACAATCACAGACTCGCCTACGCGTGTCACATTAATACCGGGTCCACTCTTCACCGTGTTCAGTATCAACGCGCGGAGCCGCTCCAGCATCCAGCCGGTAATTTGCTGGCCGCGTCCTGGCATCCTGTTTTTCTGGTTAGTGTCCCTGTCATACATGTCAGGTGTTACCAAACAGCACGTTGAAGTCCTTGAACAAATACCAGTCAACCAGCTTCGTGCCTACACCTTCGACAACATCGTCTGGCACGTTGCCCGTCTGCGGGTCGCGTATTTTTGCAACGACGTACCACGATTCCGGGTTGAACTCAAACGTCCAGTCGAACTCCCACAGGTGCGATCTACCGAATCCGATATCGCGCCCTCGGAAGTTGCACGCGGTACACATCCAGTAGTACGGCGGCGCGCCTGCCCAGTAGGTGCTGTTGACTTTGTTAATCCACTCCAGCGCGATTTCGTTCGGGTAGTCCACATACAGCGAGCCGGTCGCTGTCATCGTGAGGTGCGGAACCGTCACTGACTCGTTTATCGATGTGGTATATATCTCGCCGCGCAAATTCTGATCGGGGTAATCAGCGGGGTATGTCCAGCTTAACTGGATACGATTCCCAAGCCTGTCAACGTCCGTCTGTTTTTGCTGGATGCTGGAGCCGCCACTGAATATAAACGAGCTGGCAACGTCGGCCACTGTCTTGTATTCAACGTCGATAATCGCGGCGGACGGTGTGTCCTGCACCATCTGATAGGAACGCCGCATAACGCGCAGGTTGCTGTTACCTGGAGCCGCGTCGCCGTGCTGTGGTACGCCTGATGTGAGGTACAGCGCTTGGTCTACAGGAGTCGGTAGCCCTGTGGGTGTCAGCCCCGTGACCATGAACTGGCGCGTCATGGATACGCACACGCCTTCCTCTTCAACTACGTTCAGCGTATTTATTCTGTCAGCAATTACACCCATGTATTACCCCGCATATGCGATTGTGTTCTTGCCGGTGTTTTGCGCGATCTGGCGAAGCAGCGTGATATCTTCACCGCCCGATTTCGTTGACTGCGCCTGCTGCGCGCCGGGCGTTGCAGTTGCCCACGATGCTGATGCACTCGTCGTCCGTACCCGTGGCGGTGCCATGGGTACGACAGGCTGCACGCCTGCTGCGATATCGGCGTTAGTGTTCGCCTTCGCGCGCCACTGCCGGAACGATTCGCCGTACTGTGTCTGCTTCGATGATGCCTCAGCCGCGCCAGCGTACTGCCGGGACGATATATTCATCTCGTTAGCGATGCGCCGCGCGGTAATGCCTTCCTGCTGGAATCCGCCGCGCTCTGCAAGAATTCTGCGCGCCTCGGCTTGGTGCTTCGGCGCGATGCCGTTATTTATTCTGTTCTCGCTCTGCTGCGTCCGCACAGCATCGGAGATGCCCGTGGCTTTCGCTGCGTCGGCCACCTTATCCGCCACCCAACCAACGCCGCCTGTAATGTTTTTCGCGATGTCGTTATATGCCGTCTTGATCTCGTTGATCTTGTTCAACAACGAGTCCAGCTTATCCAGCGCGCCGCCAACCATCGCATCCATCGCAGGCCCAACGCCGCCCATGGATTCAAGCCATGACAGTGTGTCGTCTGCTATCTGTGATATGTATGGCGCGACATTCGCGGCCAACTGATTTCCGATTCCTTCCAGTAGCAACGACATCTCGCCCATCGAATCGCCAGCGTTATCAATCTTCGTCACGTCGAGCTGTGACAACGAGATACCGAAGGTGTCCAGCGTCGTTCCTGCTTCGCGTATCGCAGCCCCAGCGCCATCGAACAAACTAATCAGCGCGCCGCCAGACTTGCCGAAGATGTCCCGAGCCGCTGCCATCTTTTGGGACGGGTCCTGTATCCGATTGATCGCGTTCGCGATAGCCTCGAACTGCTGGCCGGGACTCATGCGCTGGAGTTTCTCAACGCTCAGTCCGATATTCTCGAATGCCTTGATAGCCGATGCGTTGCCGCCCATCGCGCTGCCGAGCGTGTCGCTCATCTTCGCGAACGACGCGTTCAGCGCCTCGCTATCAACGCCTGCCTGCCCTGCTGCAAACTGAATCTTACGCAGCTCGTTATACGTTAAGCCCAGTGACTTGGCGAAGTCGTTGGTGTCGCCAACGGCATCAATGCTGTTTTTCGTGAGGTACGCAATCGACGCGCCAGCAGCCGCTGCCGCTGTGCTGAGTCCCATGAATGCGCGGCTCGCGCCGGTGCCTATCTTGTTGAATGCCGTGTTGAAGTTAGCGCGCATCCGTTGCGCGTCTTTGCTCAACCCCTTCAACATCCCCTGCGCCTTCGATATGCCAGCTGACAGCCCCTTGGTGGAGGCTGTCAGCATTACGTTCAGCTTGGTGATGTTTGCCATTTACTTCTTTGCCTCAAGACGCGCGTTGTGTGCGTCCGCGTACATGTTCAACAGATTAGCCATCTCTTGCGGTGTCTGCCGTTTCTTCGGTGCGAAGTCCGGCAGGAAATCAGATATCTTCATCGCCTTTGCGCCGCGTCCGCGTGTCAGGTTATACTGCGTTGCAGCAACGCAACCGGCCCGAATATCCGCGCGTTCTTCGCCCCATGGTGATATCTCGTACATCGCCATGTAACGAATCAGCTCGCGCGCTGGCATCGCCTCCACCTCCCATATCCATTTGCCGAGATGGGCCCCCAGTGAAAACAGGAACTGCTCTACTGGGCTGTCTCGGAGTTTTTTACTTCTTGCTCCACAACGTCACTGTCAGCAAGTCGGTTCAACTTAAACCCTGCTTGCATAATCGCGTCGATGGGTCCCGCGTTCAGCCGCCCCAGCAGTTCAAACTGGTTATCGCCAAACAGCCGCTTGCCGTCCGCATCGCTCAGGAAATACGCGCAGCATTCAGCCCGGAACAGCTTCACGTGCTCACCTGCGCCGATGCGGCCACACAGTGACTGAATGCGGTCGTATTCCTTCGCGCTTACTTCGCGGATGAACACGCTACCGCCGAGGTCGGCTACTTCAAGTTCAACTGTCTTGAACATGCCTGCGCCTTGCAGGATCTCTTCTTTGCTGAGTGCTGACATTTAGTTTCCTTCCACGGATACTTAGTTGCGGGTGATAGCGACGGAAATCTTGAATGTGCAGGTGGCCGTCATCTTGTCTTCAAGCGGTACCACGATACCGAGGTCCGTCTGTCCACAGAGGAACGACAGGCTGCTTGCGCTGCCAGCAAACGACACAGTGACGGTTTCCATTGCGGCGTTGGTAAGGATGGGCGGCACGAGTCCAGCCACCCACGCAATTTCCAACTCCATGGTTCCGTTGTCCACCAAGTCGGTGAGCATGAACGTGTGCGCGGTGGTGGTGCCCATGTGGCTGGTGTTCACTGTTTCGCGGGTGATGCCGGACAGATTAACGCCGATGATATCGGCGGTAAATCCGCTGGTTCCGAATACGACCGTTGAACCTGTTCCGATGTCTGCTGACATTAATCAGACCTCCTGATAGTGCATGCTGTACGTCTGGCTGATCGCGTGTATCGGATTGCCTGTGCCGTCAGCTAGTTCGATTTGTGATTCACCCATATCCTCCATCCAGAGGCGGGCGATGTTTATTCCTGCGACCGTCGTGCGGTCGTTTACTGTGTCGAGAGCGGATTCAATTGCCTCCGCGATAATGCCCAGCGCGAGGATGCGCGGCCCGTATATCGTTATGCCGATTCGCACAAGCCTCAGCCCCGACGCGCCCAGTAGGTGGTGGTCTGGATCTGTGCTATCTCTGCCGATGACAGCGAACGGAAACGCAGCATCCTGTGGTGCATAGCCGGAATAGATGCGCGAGCCGAGCGCGGAAACGCCAGACTCGATAATCTCTATGACGGCTTGCTCTGGTTTCATCCGATGATGTCGTCCACTGCTTTTTTGAACTCGGTTGCGTATGCCAAATCAGACAAGTGCTTCGCTTCTTTTAGTGCGTCTCTGCGGATGTTCTGTGCCGCTGTGCCCGGGTGCAGGAAGTACGCTCTGCCAAATACCTTGGCGCGGTGCTGCTTCGTGCCGAGGTCCACTAGGTGGAACGTGAAGCGCGGGTCGTGAATACCCTTCGAGTCGTTCTTGCCTCTGAATTTATTGATTGCTTTGCTGTATGGACGCCGGACGCTTGAGGTGTTGCGAACGCCTATCAGCGCGATTGCAACTTTGCTGTTCTTGTAAACCTTGATCTTTGTGCCGAATGAACGCGCGATAGTTTTTGATATTGGCCGCGACTGTGCCCGCATCGCTTTCAATACAGGTGCCGCGCCTTTGCGGCTGGCCTTCTGCAACGTCTTCTTAATCAGTGTCGTGTCGAGCCGCCGCAGGTTCCGCTGGAACCTAGCCATGCCGAAAATTACATCGTCGTGGCGTTCGTTAGGCACGCTCGTTACACTCCAGTGTCAGCATCACGCCCTTCTCTTCGGCGTTCCTGATGCCCTGTATGTAGAAGTTCCTGTTGTCGTGAACTATCCGCATGTCTTCTGTGACTGCGGTATAGCGCAGGGTGATTTCATGGGTGATGCGCGCCACGTTCTGCTGCGCCTCGTAACCTTCCGCCGCCTTCATCGGAGCCACACGGCCCCATACCGTTGCGAGCGTTGTCCATGTTTCAATTGGCTGGTTCATGTCGTCTGGCGCTGTGCTTTTCGACTGGATTGCCAGCCTATGGCGAAGTGATCCCGCACGCATAAATGTTCAGGTCTCCTCTGAATTTCGCCAGTGAATCAAGCCGCTGCGCAGCAAGTGGTGCCTCTGCCACAATCGTTCCGATAATCAGCGC